ATAGAAATGGACGGATCCGACGACATGATGGAAATGGATGATGACATGATGGAATACGACATGATGGACTCTGACGAACTTGACGAATGGTCTTGGGGTGGTGCTGCAACAGGTGCTATCAAAGGCGGTTTAGGTCTTGAAGAAGAAGATGACATGATGGAAATGGATGATGACATGATGGAATACGACATGATGGAAATGGATGATGACATGATGGAAATGGAAGCTGAGTTTGACATGGAAGGTATCATGGAATCAATTAAAAAATCTGTTAAACCAAAAGGTGTTGGAATTGGAAAAGGTCCAAAATTTAGCTATGACAAAAAACCTAACATGGGCGGAGGGTTCAATGAAAAAAGAAAAGAAGCTTTTGGAAAAGGAACTAAGGCTATGGGTACAGGTAAAGCTAAATTTGAATATAAAGAAGAAAAAGAGTGGGGTGGTAACAAAGGTGACTACAAGAGAAGTAAAGGTCACAAAGTAGGTGATAAAGATGGTCACTATAAAGACTATGAAAAGAAAGAAACTAAAGAAGCTGTGAGAACTAATAGTTATCCTAGAGCTAACAAAGTTGGTAACAGAAAAGGTTCTGACCAAAATGTGAATAGAAAAGAAATTAGACAAAGACCTAACACAAGAGTTAATGAAGAAGTTCAATTATTGAAAAATAAAAATGATGAGTACAAAAAAGCACTTGACGTTTTTAGAACTAAATTGAATGAAGTTGCTGTGTTTAACTCTAATTTGGCATACGCTACTCGTTTGTTCACTGAACATTCAACTACTAAACAAGAAAAAGTTAACATCTTAAGAAGATTTGATAATGTTGAATCTTTGAAAGAATCAAAAAATCTGTACAGAGTTATTAAAAATGAGTTAAACTCAACTGGCTCTTCATCAGAACAAAAATTAACTGAGTCAATTGAAAGAACTGTAAATAGAACTGTTGAAACAGGATCGGCAGTGAATTTGATTGAATCAAAAACTTATGAAAATCCTCAATTCTTGAGAATGAAGGATTTAATGGGAAAAATAAAATAAACATAAACTAAAAATAAAAAACCTAAAAAAATGGGAGCATTATTAGAATCAGGTCTTGTAGGTAACATCGGGTTGAAACACCTTAAAGTTATCAAAGAAGACACAATTAACAAGTGGGACAAATTAGGCTTTTTGGATGGTCTAAAAGGTCACTTAAAAGAAAACGTTGCACAATTATACGAAAACCAAGCATCTTACTTGATCAACGAAGCAACTTCTGACGGCCAATCAAACGGAGCGTTCGAAACAGTTGTTTTCCCAATCGTAAGAAGAGTTTTCTCTAAATTGTTAGCTAACGACATCGTATCAGTACAAGCTATGAACTTACCTATTGGTAAATTGTTCTACTTTGTACCAAGAATCCAAGGATATGCAAACGCATCTTCTGAGTATGCTAACTTATATCCTAACTCGACACCTCAATCTAACAGTACTGCTGGTGGTGACCACTACGCGCCTATTGGATCTCCTGAAGCTGTTAACGCAGGATTAAACAATCCTAATCAAGGATACCCTGACAATGATTACTATTACAAGAAAGATCTTTATGATTTATTCTATGAAGGTAATGAAGCGTCTTTAGATCCTCCAGGATTATTTGACTACTCTAAAGGTAAATGGACTGCAGTTACTGCAACTACATCTGTTCAAGCTTGGGCTGGATCAGCATTGGTTGACGCTAACATTGGATCAGGACAAATTATACCAGCTGGAAACTATAGAAAAGTAATCGTTAAACTTTGTGGATTTGCAAGTGCAGGAGCAGGTAAATTAATTGGTCCTGACGGTAACGAAATGGATACAGAATCATTCCTTTCTGACCTTAGATTGTACGCAGCTAACGGGTTCTCTGCTAACACAAGTTCACCTTGTAGTGTGACAACAACTACTTACAACGGATCTACAGTATACGCACCTCTATTGTTTAGAGTTGTAACTCAAATCTATGGTAAAGGTATTGTTAAATACGGAACTAACGCAAACACACAATTCAGAAACGCAGGTGATAACAACACTGTAGATTACACACCTCCAACAGGTAACGGTGGTAACTATAATGACATTTGTGACGCTAACGGATGTATTTGGTTAGAAGTTGACCTTTCTTGTCCTGTATGTGCTGACTGTGACGCAACATCTTTAGATGGTTACACAGGTACTACAATCGCATCAGGTGGATCAGCTACTTCATTTACTGCATGGTATAGAAGATATGCTAACCTTGAGTTCGAAGATCAAATTGGTGAGGTTTCTTTTGACCTTGAGTCAGTAACTGTATCTGTTACAGAAAGAAAACTAAGAGCACAATGGTCTCCTGAATTAGCTCAAGACGTTGCAGCATTCCATAACATCGACGCTGAAGCTGAGTTAACGGCATTGTTATCTGAGCAAGTAGCAGCTGAGATTGACCGTGAAATCTTACGTGACTTACGTAAAGGTGCAGCATGGCAATTACGTTGGGATTACAACGGATGGAGAAGAATCAACAACCAAGTATCTTACACTCAAAAAGACTGGAACCAAACTTTGATTACAGCAATCAACCAATTGTCAGCACAAATCCACAAATCTACTTTGAGAGGTGGTGCTAACTGGATCGTTGTTTCATCTGAGGTTTCTGCTATCTTTGACGATTTAGAATACTTCCACGTATCTAACGCGGCTCCTGAGCAAGATCAATACAACATGGGTATTGAAAGAGTTGGTACATTATCTGGTAGATACCAAGTTTACCGTGATCCTTACTTCCCGCCTAACCAAGTGTTAATCGGTCACAAAGGAACATCATTGTTAGACACAGGTTACATCTACGCACCGTATGTACCTCTACAATTGACACCTACAATGTACAACCCATTCAACTTTACACCTATTAAAGGTATTATGACACGTTACGCTAAGAAAATGGTTAACAACCGTTTCTACGGACGTATCACAGTTGATGGAGTTAGAACATTCGACTTGAGAGAATTGAGATAATCAATTAAAACCGAATAAGAAAAAGGTCAGAGAAATCTGACCTTTTTTATTTTATTAAAGTTCTAATAGATTTAGAGATTACTTCAGATTCACCAATTGTAAACACACCCTTAGAGTATGCTGATTTAACAGATTCAATTAAATAATAAAGTGCGTGTTCTTTATCCATCGTACTTAATATAAGTTCTAAATGATCTTCACTTAACAAGTTAATAGACCCAAATAAATTACCATAGATTTTGTTTTCTTCTTCCATATTTAAAAAGTGAGATATTTATAATTATAATAAAATGGATAGACTAAATCAAATAATTAAAAAAGTTATTAAAGAGGCCACTTCACAAAGAGGAGGTGCTGCAGGAGCGTATGTCACACCAGTACAACCAGGTTTCAGACCTTTTAATGATGATAGTTTAGCACCATTTAATGTACCTGTTTCTAAATACGATAGTCCATTAGTCCAATATGATAGTTTAGACCATAAAATGGATTTAAGAAGGGATCAAATAGTGAAATTAGAAAAAGAGGCAAACAATATAACTAATTTTATAAAAAAACATCCTGATTTAGCGACAGGAGATGACGATGGTGGTGTTATAAATCAATATATGTATAATCATAAAATACCTAAAGGGGATAGTCCAATGAGACCTTTTACAAAAAAAGTAAAATTTAATGAGTGGGTTGATTTATCTTATGATAATTTATTGAACGAAATTAGTTCCACTGTTACAGCTGGACCATATAATGCTCCATTAGAAATTGGAAGTTTGGAGTGGAAAAAAAATGAATTAGATCCATTTACTGTAAAGGTACCAACAGATTTTAATAAAAAATCATTAAAAAATACCTTGAAAAAAAATATTAAAAGAAATGTTGGTGTTTGGGAAAAAAATAAAGATGGTTCTTATAAAAGAGATATTGATTATCCTGAAACAATTAATGAAGACTTAGCTGTTTGGTTTGGTAAAAAGAAGAAACCTAAGGGATCTTCTCAACCAAAAGGTCCTTGGGTTAATATTTGTAGAAAAGTCGACGGAAAACACCCTCCCTGTGGACGACACGACACTTCTAAAGGTTCATACCCAAAATGTCGTGCCGCAGGAGTTGCTGGTAAGATGTCAGATTCGGCTAAAAGAGCTGCTTGTCAACAAAAAAGAGCCGCGGAGAAAAAAGACACTCAAACGGGTAAAGGACAAAAACCTGTTATGACTTCTTACAAACCAAGAAAATAACTATTGTTCAGATATTTTATTGTAAACCTTAACTAAAGAATTTTTAATATTCGATTTTACTTCAGCTTCAGTTAGGTTTCTTCTTTTTTCAGTTTCAGTATCGTATAAGTAGGTAACACGTTCAAAATCTCTACTACTCATTTTTACATCATAATGAAATACGTGATTAGTAATCTCAACTCTTCCAAAATCAATAAGGACGAAAAGACCTAATTCTTCATTTATAATGTACCTTTTGTTAGACATAGGTGCAATCATAAAATCAGATTTTTTATGTGATATCATTTTCACAACAATTTTGAATGCGGTTTTTTCATAAGGTTCTATTTCTTCATGAGTTGGCATAGATTTTCTCATTCTTTTTGCCATTTTGACCTTAAATCTTTTGTAGAGTCTTTTAAAAAAGTTTTTCATAGTTAGTGTTTATGTTTCTAACTACAAATATATAAAAAAAATATTGATTAACAAAAAGGAAGTTAAAAAAATTTAACAATATGCTCCTGAACATCTTTTTTTACCGTCCAATCCAGGTTTGGTCCCTTTACATACCTGAACTGCGTATCCGTTGGCGTACGCCGAAGGGTAAACGTCGAACTTAGCTTTGGCTGCTGATTTACCTCTAGCACAAAGTTTTGTTCCTGTTTTTTTTCTACCTTCCATCATCACATTATCTTTCATCTCAGCATCAAATTCAGAATTTGTTTCATTCATTAAAAAATCAAAAACTTGATCTAAATTGTTTTTTGCCTCGGCAATATGATCCTGAGCCCAATCATGACCTTGATCTAATATTTCTTCGATCATATTATGATCGATTTCCAAAAGAAGATCACATTGTCTTTTCATTTGTTCCAAATTTGAAAAGAACATATATCTTGAAGATTCCATTTCTTGTTTTGATGGTTTATCTCCTATATTTTCTTGAATAACTTTTCTGATGATTTTATCTAAAACATTCATAATTAAGCGTATAATCCGTTCATTCCTCCTAACTCAACAGCATTTGCTTGAACAACTACTTGTCCATTTAAACCTGTCCATGTAGGATGAGGGGTTGATACTGAATTAACAGTCGAACCTGTACCACAAGGGCAACATATGACACAAGCTTCATATGGTGTTCCTGCAGTAAAAAACTCAAGTGTTGCGTTTAAACATTCTCCACATCCATCATAAAGGGTTACTGCAGAATAGTTTGGAACCCCAGCAGCTGCCGCAACAACTGTACCACATATAATTTGTCCATTAGCACCACTGAAAGCCCAAGTTTCACCGGCATTTAGAGTTTCTTCTCCCGATTCACCAAGAACGTATTGTTCATCAGTACATAAAAGTATTTGAAATGTTGACATGTCTTTTTTATTTATAAATACTTCTTTATTCTACTTTCTCATTTACGATTTGGAAATTTATTTGTTGTTTGTAAACATTAACCTGTCCAGATGTTGTAACTTTCAGATCGACAAAATATTCATTAGGTATTTTATCTCTCATATCAAAAATAAAATAGTATTCATTAGGTGTCCTATTTAAGTTAGTCCAATCCTGAACTATAACTTCAGTTTGACCTTCTCTAACATAAACTCTGTATTGTCCATCGACATTTGGAAGCTGTTTATTTGTTGTATATGCCTGTTTAATAATGACACCAACTTTTCTAATTTCAGAGTTTAAAATCTTTTCGTTTTGTTTCAATCCATAATAAGTAAACCCATATTGTGCGGGATCGTTTGTATTTGTACCAATTTGTACAGATCTTTTAGTTGGGTAGATAGTAAATTCATTTATCTCATTTGGTAATGAAAAACCATTTAATTTTATATTTGACCAAGTATCTGTAAATAAACATGGGGTCTTGTATCCTATGAGGGGTGGTATTGTTATTTCATAAACCCCTTTAGTTCTTTGGCAAGATGGTAAATTAATTAACCCTGTAACAGGTGTTCCCGAAGAATCTGAAATTGTCACTAATGGTGGAGTATCTAAATTTTTAAAATCACCATCTTCATAAACATATAGATATAATTTGTTTACAGTTCCTAATGTAAAATTATTTCTATCATCTTCGATTAGATCATTATATGTTGTTTGAAGGTATGGTTCATAAAATGTTTGTGTATGTCTTGTAAAGAAACCTACAGAATAAGCACCTGTGGTACCCATCAAATTCTCAACTTCAGGTAAATAAGCAATACCCCAACCTGAAGGGTTAACAATTCCACCGATCAACAAATCATTAATTTCGTCAGTCATATCAAATTCAATATCTTCATTACCAAATTCAAAATGTTGTATATCTACTATTGTTAATCCTGAAAAAGGTACTGGACCTAAATTCATGTTATTGTAGATTCCTGCTTGTTCCCAAGTATCTATAGTTGTGGTTTGATACCAGTTTGATGGCCTATTTGAATACGCTCTATTAGGACCCAATCCATCAGGAATATCATAAAAATCATAACCAACGCCTTCATCCCAATATTGTGGTTGGTTAGGGTCTAAATCTCTTGGGGGTATTCTAAATAAAATTAAATCAAATGATGTTGCTCTAAGACTACCATCAGGCATAGATGTGTTTAATAAATCTTCACTAAATGAAGATGTGTTAGTCATTTTGAGTATATGTCTAGTATTATCAGTACACCCTGTTGAAATAATCCCTGTTGCCAATTTTTCTCTTAGAAGTGTTAAATCTAAGTCAAAAATAAAACGAGAATATCCTATTGGATTTACTAAACCACCATCTCCGTAATATAGTTGCATAACAGGATTTCTCCCTGTGTTTACATAACTGTTAAAAACTATGGTGTTGTTTCTACTGAAATAAGAATTATTAATTGACATTTATCTTTTATTTATAAATATCAATTAATTCGAATATTTTGATTTAATATCGAATTGTCAGCGT